TGAGAAAAGAAGAAAAGTTTTGCAAAATAGAAAAGGCAGAAGATCAACAATATTAACAGGAGCTGACGGATTAGAAGATGACGACAGCACCATTAAAAAAAAAACATTACTAGGAGAATAATATGGGTGGAGCAAGCAGACAAGGAGGATCAGATACCTCAGACGAAAGAAGACAAGATAGTTATTCAAAACAATTTAGAAAAAATTATACAGTTAATAAAAAAACTGGCAAAGTTAAAAAAAGAAATCCTATATCAAGATTAATTATAAATTCTCCAACTGGCACAGCAATAGGAGATTTTGCAGACAACCATAATTATAAAAGAAGATTAAAATTTGCTGAAAAAAATAATCTTAATCTAATTTCTAAAAGTAAAGAGTATTTAATGTCTCCAGCTGCTAAATCATATTTAAATAATTTCGGTTATGCAGATACATTAAAAGATAAAACTGGTATTAATAATCCAGCTAGAGATAGAGATAGTGATAATCAAAATAAACCTATTTTACAAGTTGGTAAATTTCCAAATGAAGGAGGAACTGTTACTCAACCTTTAACTACTCCATCAAATGCAGAAGTATCACAAGCACAATCAACAAGCATGACCCAAAAAGATATACTGCTTGCTAATAAGAAAAAAGGTAGAAAAGATAACCTTCTTACATCAGCTCAAGGTTTAGGAACAAATAATCTAATAATTAAGAAGAATAAATTAGGAGCAGCTTAATATGGCTATTAATCAAAAAGCAAAAGAAGTTATTGAAAAATACGAAACATTAAAGGCTCAAAGATCTACCTGGGAAGATCATTGGCAAGATATAGCTGATTATTTCCTACCGAGAAAATCAAACATCACAGTAAGGCGTACGAAAGGCGATAAGAGGCATGACCAACTTTATGATGGAACTGCCACGCACGCGCTTGAATTGCTCTCAGCGAGTCTAAATGGGATGCTAACCAATACAATTTCGCCTTGGTTCGTTCTTAAATTCAGAAATGAAGCGGTCAACCAGGATGACGAGGCTACTGAATGGTTAGAAAGCAGCGCAAAAATTATGCAGCAAGTATTTGCTAGATCTAACTTTCAGCAAGAAGTGTTCGAAATGTACCATGAATTATTAGCATTTGGTACTTCTGCTATGTTTATAACAGATGATGTTAAGGATGATTTAAGATTTAAGACTATTCATATTTCAGAGATCTTTATTACAGAGAATGAAAAAGGCATGGTTGATTGCCTGGTTAGAAAGTTTCATCTTAAAAATAAGAATATACCTTCAATGTACCCAGATGCGGTATTACCTAGAGCTTTAGAACAAGCAATACAGAATAAACCATACGATGATTGCGTTATTATTCATTCAGTACATCCATCCGATAATCCAATGGGTTATGAAAATAAAGATAATATGGATTTTATTTCTTGCCATGTTCATCCAGAAACAGGAACTATTCTTAGAGAAAGTGGATTTAAAGAGTTTCCGTACGTTGTACCACGTTATTTAAAATCTTCATCAAACGAAATTTACGGAAGATCTCCAGCCATGAACGCGCTGCCTGATACGAAGATGTTGAATACAATGTGTAAGACTACAATAAAAGCTGCACAAAAACAAATCGACCCACCTTTAATGGTTCCCGATGATGGTTTTATTTTACCAATTAGAACTGTACCAGGTGGATTAAACTTCTATAGATCTGGAACCAGGGAAAGAATTGAACCATTAAATATTGGATCCAATAATCCTTTAGGTATTCAAATGGAAGAACAAAGAAGAAAAGCAATTAGAGAAAACTTCTTTGTAGATCAGTTGATGACAGTACAGGGTCAAAACATGACTGCTACTGAGGTTATGCAAAGAACTGAAGAGAAGATGAGATTACTTGGTCCAGTATTAGGTAGATTGCAATCTGAGTTCTTGCAGCCATTAATAACTAGAGCTTTTAATTTATTATTAAAAAATAATAAACTTCCGCCAATACCAGAAATGTTAGGCGAACAAGATATTGAAATCGAATATGTATCTCCATTAGCTAAAGCACAAAAAAGCCAAGAGCTATCTTCTGTGATGCGTGGAATAGAAATATTTGGATCTCTACAAAATGTAGCTCCAGTTTTTGATTATGTAGATATTGATGGTTTAGTAAATCACATAAAAGATGTTTTAGGTTTACCAGCTAAGATGATGAAATCAAAAGCACAAGTACAAGAACAACAACAACAAAAACAACAAATGGAAATAGAACAACAACAATTACAACAAGCTCAACAAGTTGCCGAGGCTGCTGGTCAAATAGCTCCAGCGCTAAAGGCGGTTGAATAATGACAGAGAAAGATCTCAAACAATTACAAGTAGACTATCAAACAGTTTTTAAATCAGAAGCAGGCGAACGTGTGTTAGATGATTTGAAAAAAAGATGCAGCTTTCTTACGACTACGCATATTAAAGGCGATAGCCATGAGAGTGCATTTTTAGAAGGAACAAGATCCGTGGTCTTGTTTATTAATAATATGCTCAATAAAAAGGAGAAATAATGAGTGATAATCAAGAGGTAGCAGCACCAGTTGAAAATACTAACTCGGTACTGTCTGGAGACCCTGTAGAAACAACTCCAACAGAAACAAACATAGATTGGAAAGCAAGTCTTTCTGATGATTTAAAAGCCGACAAATCTTTAGAAAATATAAAAGATATTGAAAGCCTGGCGAAAAGTTATGTTCATGCACAAAAAATGGTAGGAGGAGATAAGATCCCTGTACCTAATAAATTTGCAACTGAAGATGATTGGAAAGCTGTTTACGAAAAATTAGGCAGACCAGAAACTCCAGATGGATATAAATATGAATTAGGAGAAGATGCTAAGATTAATGAAGAAGCATTAAAAGTATTTTCTGACCAAGCACACAAACTTGGTTTACTTCCTACTCAAGCTGAAGGTGTCGTTAAATTTTATAATGATATGGTGGCTCAAGATGAGAATAGTGCTGAAACAACGGCAGTAGCTGCAAGAGAACAAGCTCAAACTGATCTTAAAAAAGAATGGGGTGGAGCTTATGACCACAATCTTACAAGAGCTGCAAGTGTTGCAAAGCAAGTAGTTGATGCTGATTTTTTAAATATACATTTAGAAGATGGATCTAAACTTGGAGATCATCCAATGATGATTAAAGCATTTGCTACGTTAGCTGATAAGATGGGAGAAGATAATATTGTTCAAGCATCTGGACCAGCTTATATGTCACCAAATCAAATTGAAAAGCAAATTGGAGAACTAACACAATCGGGTTCTGCGTATTGGGATAAAAATCATCCTAATCATCAAATTGCTGTAGAAGAGGTTTTGGCTTTACGAGAACAAAAGAATAACGTATAGCTAAAAAATTATTAGGATAATCGAAAGACCCTAGTTGACACCAGGAAAGCCTGGGATCCAGAAGATCTAAAATTGAGGAGCGACCCGTAAGGATAATCATCCGATTATATTAACAATCACAAACCGAGAAGGAGACAAATATGTCTACTCAAATAACAACTTCTTTCGTTGAACAATATAGCTCTAACGTACAGATGCTATCTCAACAAATGGGAAGTAAATTAAGAGGTGCTGTGGATGTGGAAACTATTAGAGGAAAAAATGCTTTCTTCGATCAAATCGGAGCAACAGCAGCAGTAGCGAGAACTACTCGACACGGAGATACTCCTCAAGTAAATACCCCACACAGTAGAAGAAGAGTTAGCCTTTCAGATTTCGAATGGGCTGATTTAATCGATGACTTAGATAAAGTAAGAATGTTGGTAGACCCAACTTCTAACTACGCAAAAGCTGCGGCAGCTGCTATGAACAGAACGATTGACGATCAAATCATTTCTGCTTTAGGTGGATCTGCTGATACAGGCGTAGCTGGAGGAACTGCGGTTGCATTACCTGCATCTTCTAAGTTCTCAACTGCACAACAAACTGATGGTTTAACTATTGCTAAACTTTTAGAAACTAAATATTTCTTTGATAATGGCGATATAGACCCATCTTTAAAAAGATACTTTGTGTGTGGTCCGAAACAAATCCAAGATCTATTAGCTACAACTGAAGTTAAATCATCTGATTTCAACACAGTTAAAGCTCTAGCTCAAGGCGATATTAATTCGTTCTTAGGATTTGAGTTCATCATGTCAACTAGATTAAGCAATGACGCTACAAACACAGACGATAGATTGTGTTTTGGTTTCACTCAAGATGCAATCAAATTAGCTATTGGTTCTGAGCCAAAAGCTAAGATTACTGAAAGAGATGATAAATCTTACGCGACGCAGGTTTACTATTCAATGGCATTAGGTGCTACTAGGATGCAAGAAGAACATGTATTCCAAGTACCTTGTGACGAGTAATAGTCATTAGAAATTTTAGGCGGGGGAAGCGAGAGTGGATCCCGCCTAGAGTGCATGAAGAAGATCGATAAACCAAAACTTGTTACTCACTTAAAAAGCGGCAACTATATTTATAGATATGTTTTAGTAGATCGATTTAAACACGACAGCAAAAATCATTATGGTTTTGATGTTAAGGAAGAAAAAACCGAAAAAGAAATATTTGCTTTAGTTACACCAAGAAAATTAAGACGAAAGTATATTATTAAAGATGGTAAAAAAAATTCATCAGAATAGTAAAGGCGGATTAAGCGAAAGAGGTAGACAGTTCTTTAACAAAAGAGATGGATCTAATTTAAAAAGACCAGTTAGCTCTGGCACAAACCCAAGACGTATATCTTTTGCAGCGCGCTTTGCAGGAATGTCTGGGTCAATGAAAGATAAAAACGGCAAACCAACAAGATTAGCATTAGCATTAAAAGCATGGGGATTTGGTTCAAAAGAAGCTGCTGCTAGTTTTGCAAAAAATAATAAAAAAGCATAGGAGTAAAAATGTCATACGGAAGTAAAAATAGTTTGGTTAAAAATATGAACAACAGAAAAAAAAAGGGGATCAGCCGATCTAAAAAAAATTCAACAATTTCTAAAAAGTCTTACACGGCTTTACAAAAAGGATGGAAATAATCAATGGCTAGTGTCGTTCAAATGTGTAACTCTGCATTAAATCAGCTGGGAGCTGCGAGTATAACTTCTCTTACTGATAATTCTAAAAATGCAAGATTATGCAACGAAAGATATGAAACTATTAGAGATGCAGTATTTAGATCTCATCCATGGAACTCTTTAATAAAAAGACAACAGTTAGCACAAGACACAGCTACACCAGCCTGGGGTTTTAAATACCAGTTCACTTTACCTTCAGATAGTTTGAGAGTTTTAGCAATCGATGCTTACAATTCTGATTACAAAGTAGAAGGTAGAAAAATACTATCTAATGAAAGTACAATTAAATTAATTTATGTTTCAACAATAACAGATCCAAACGAAATGGATGTTTTATTAAGAGAAACTATTTCAGCAGCTTTAGCAGCAGATCTTGCTTATTCAATTACAGCAAACTTACAAGTATCTGGATTGATGGCAGAAAAATATCAAGCTAAACTTTCTGAAGCAAGACACTCTGATGCGAGCGAAGGTTACAATACAGATCCTCGTAATGGAAACACCGATCAAGTTATATCTGAAGATTTTATAAACAGTAGATACTAAATATGGGAAAACAACTATTAAGTATCCCTAGCTTTACGGCTGGGGAAATGTCATCTTCTATGCAGGGAAGAACTGACTTTCAGAAGTATTTTAATGCTGCAACTCGTATTGAAAACTTTGTAGTTTTACCTCATGGACCAGTAACTAGACGACCAGGTACTTATTTTACAGCTGAAGTTAAAACAAGCTCATTAAAAACAAGACTTATCCCATTTACATTTTCAACTGAACAAGCCTATATTTTAGAATTTGGTAATCAATATATTAGATTTTATAAAGATGATGGACAAATCCAATCTAGTGGATCTGCTTATGAAATCTCATCTCCATATTTAACTGCTGAACTATTCAATATAAAATTTGCGCAAAGTGCTGACGTTATGTACTTATGCCATCCCAACCATCCCGTTCGTAAACTTTCTCGTACTGGGCATACTTCCTGGACAATAACAGAAATAGAATTTACTGATGGACCATACTTAGATCTTAATCTTTCAGACACAACTTTAACACCATCTGGTACTACTGGATCAGTAACTATTACTGCATCTGCTACTACTGGTATTAATGGAGGATCTGGTTTTTTATCTACAGACGTTGATCGATTTGTTTATTTAAGTAATGGTTATGCAAAAATTACAGCAGTAGGATCTACAACATCTGTAACTGCTACAGTTAAAAATGATTTTGATAATACTACAGCAACTAAAGATTGGAACTTAGGAGCTTTTTCTGAAACTACTGGTCATCCATCTGTAGTTAGTTTCTTTGAACAAAGATTAGTATTTGCAGGAACAACTAATAATCCTCAAACAATGTATTTTTCTAAATCTGGAGACTATGAAAATATGACTTCGGGTACAGCTGATGATGCTGCTATGGTTTATACAATCGCATCAAATCAAGTTAATGCTATCCAGGCAATGAAAGCTACAAGAACTTTAATCGTAATGACTACAGGTGGAGAGTATGCTGTATCTGCGGGATCTGGAAGTGCAATTACACCTACAAATATTTCAATCGTAAAACAATCTAACTATGGATCTTCTAATGTAGATGCTTTGTCTATTGGTAACGCAACTATATTTTTACAAAGAGCAAAAAGAAAAATTAGAGAACTAGCTTATAACTTTGATAGTGATGGTTATGTTGCTCCAGATTTAACTATACTTGCAGATCATATTTCAGAAACGGGTATTATCCAAATGGATTACCAACAAGAACCATACTCTGTTGTATGGGGTGTAAGATCTGACGGAGTATTAATTGGTTTAACTTACAATAGATTAGAAAATGTCGTAGCCTGGCACAGACACGTTATTGGTGGAAAATCAGATACAGGTAAAACTGTTAAACAACAAAAAATTACTTTTACATCTAATTCAACAAACGTAAATACTACAAACAACACAATCACTTTAACTGGTCATGGTTTATCAACTGGAGACCAAGTTTATTATTATGCAGCATCAAATGTAATTGGTGGATTATCTAATTCTAAAGTTTATTATGTTATATCTGTAGATGCTAATACTATTAAACTTGCAAGATCTACATCTGGAGCTAGCGCAGGTACAGCAGTTTCTTTAACTTCATATCCTGGATCCGATACAACTCAATTTATTTATCAAGGTGTAAATATTAACAATAACTTTTTATTTATATCTAATCATGGTTTTAAAACTGGAGATCATATTTTTTATGATAATTCTGGAACAGCTATTACAGGTTTATCTGAAAACACTAAATATTTTGTATCTAAAATAGACGATAATCAAATACAATTATTTACAGATGAAAAATTAGATACAGTTGCTAATATTACTTCAGCTCACACATCAGAACAAACAGACAAAATTTTAACCCATGCTAAAGTTGAAAGTGTTGCGGTTATTGATGGCGATAACGATGAAGATCAAGTTTGGCTTGTTGTTCAAAGATATATTAATGGTGTTACTAAAAGATATGTAGAATATTTTACTCCATTTGAATTTAATAAAGATCTAACTTCATTTCATTTTTTAGATAGCGGTCTTACTTATAATGGTGGGGAAACTAGCAGCTTAACTGGACTTACTCATTTAGAAGGGGAGACAGTATCTATTATTGGAGAAGGATCCGTACAAAATTCTAAAGTTGTAGGATCGGGTGCAGTTAGCCTGGACACGGCTATTGAAGAGGCAACAGTAGGATTATTATATTCTTCTGATTTACAAACAATGAGATTAGATGAAGGTTATACTGAGACAACACAAACTAAAACTAAAAGAGTTTACGATTTATCTGTAAGATTTTTAGATACTATAGGAGCTAGTGTTGGACCAGACGCTGATACATTAACATCAATCGATTTTAGAGATAGTTCAGCAAGTATGGATTTACCCGTACCATTGTTTACTGGCGATAAATCTATTGAGTTCGATGTTGGACACGGAACAG